AAGCCGTTGCCGAGGGCGCGTTCCAGTTCTTGTTCGAAGTCGGTAGCGTTTTCAAATGCTAGTTTCAGAATGAATTCGGCAAGTTCGCGGATGCGTTCTGCCAGTGGCAGCGACCATATACCAGCCAGCGCCACTTGGGTTGAAAGCATGGCAGCAAATTGGATGGCGCCCGCCTTGGCCATGACAGGGTCGCTTTGGCGCAGGCCGCGAATTGTCTGGGCCGCGCTTCTAGTGTATAGTTCCAGTATCTTAAAGACGGGACCTTGGAACTGGGTGGCGGCTTCAGCAATGGGGTGGAAGCGTTGGATCAGGGCACGGTCTTCTTTGGTGCTGCGGAAGTTCGTGTCGCTTGTGACGCCTTCAGCGTAGTCGTAGGGCGTAGCGTAATTGCGGTTGTCGAGTTTGCTGGCGCGGGCCATCACTTCGGGGCGCGCTTTCGCAAGACGGTAAGCTGCTAAGAACGCAGTCACGCGGTTGGTTTCGTCAACTGCCGAAAGCATTTTGCCCGACAAATCAAGTATCTTGTTGGCGTTCTTGGCGAAGGTCGTAGCGGACTTGTCGGCAATGCCAGCCTTACGCATTTCATCAGCGGAGAAGGTGCTGCGAAGTTCAACGGCTTGCACTGGATTGATGCGACCGTCCTTCACGGCCCGCCTCAAAGCAGTGACTTCGTCGGCAGTCAATACGCCCCGGTCAATTAACTTCTTGGTATAGTCAAGTTCCTTGCCCAGGGATTTCATTACGTCGAGTGTGCCGTATACATCTTTGGCAGCAGACGCCGAGTAGCGCAGGGCGCTGGCCCCGGCTCCGTCACGAAGCAGGCGCGGCACCATCACGGTCGGGTTCTGCGTAAACTGAATGACGGCGGTACTGAAGTTGAAGCCTAGGAACCAGAGGAAGGCAAGCGCGCGTCCCGTACCGAAAGCTTCCGTCGGGGTGGATGCGTAATTAAAAGTGTCGTTCCAGTATTGCTTTTCTTCGTTGCTATACCCATCTAGTGAATTGTTGAAGTCATCGCGGACGGCTTCACGGGCCTGCAACTTACTGGCTGCTATGATGTAGTTAGGTACTGTGTCGCGGATGTAGTCGGTCGCGTTCTCAGGGGTGACGGCCCGCAGCAAGTCGTTGTTAGGGCGGAACATCCGTTCCATCTGCGCCTTCTTAATTTCTTTGGTCATGCGGTCAATGACTTGCTTGGCTTCGGCGCCACTGACCTTGCTCAGTTCTTGTAGCCACTGGGCAATGAAGTCACCATCACGACGAAGGTTATTGGCGTTTTCGTCCCGCGTAGCTTCCATGCCCCGCTCCATGATATAGAAGCGTTTGCTGTCAGGGAACTCTTCACGCAGGCGTTTGACAGCAATATCTTCGAAGTTGCGCTGCAATCCAACAGTTTGCCTAACTTTGCGGATATTGCGCGCGGGATCGTAGAAGTAGATGCGGACTAGACGCTTCTTGTTGCCGGGCAGTTTCTCGTAAGCGGCAACGAAGTGGCTGCCCTGGGCGATTTGCGGGAAGAAGAACGCATCGCGCCGCCTTTCATAACGCTTTACTTCTTGGTGGCCAATGGGTGAGGCTGCCCTGACTTCTTCATCAGGCATCTGTCCGATAAGGCGGTCGCCCTTCTTGCGCTGGAAAGCCTCAAGGCGCGCACGATCTTCGGCAGTCTTTGCCAACGCTGGGTTGAAATAGCTTGCTGTAGACGAATCAACATAAAAGTTAAACAGGCTTTGAAAGCTACGGAGGATGCCGTCCATCGCCGCGTTTTCTTCGGGCGTGAAAGCAGAACGATCCCACATCTGCTGTTTGCTGCGGGCGTCTTGCAATGTCAGGGCAATGCGGGCCTGCGACTCGGCAGACAAACGTAACGCAGGTTCGTATGCCTCCGTAGACTGTGTCAAGGCTTGGTGGTTGCGAACATAGAAGCGGTCCAGTTGGTCCGCCGATCCTTTGTATATGGGATTCTTGCTGTAAGTTGCAATGGGAGAAGCAAACCACTTACCCATAAATCCGCCCCGGAAACCATCGACAATCTGCTTATCAAGAGAAGCTTGAAGGTTCTTGATTGGGGCATTATCTGGCGGGGAAAACAGCGCCTCTTCTACCGTATCGGTAGTCTTGCCTGCGCCCGATTGCGGATCAGCAGCAGCGGCAGCAGCAGCAGGCGTATCACCAGCAGGCGTGGGTGCAGGTTGTGGAGCGGCGGCTTGGGTGGGGGCTTGGCGGCGATTGATGAAATCGTTATAGACTTGGTCGCGCGCTTCGGGTGTAGCTGCCGCGCTGGATTGTTGCGCGAAGTCAATGAACTCAGGCCGTGTGAAGGGGCGCTGGCGAATGGCCGCGATGTTGCGAGCCTGCGCTACGAAGGGACTGCGCGCCTGCGGACCAGCGTTCAAGGAATAGCCGCGCCACAGGGCAGCTTCGTCTTGCGGTTGGATTGGCGCGGCGGGAACTTCGGCCCCCATGCGCTGCATGGTTTCAGGTGTTAGAGTCCCAGTCGCAAGCTGTTCGTTGAAGGCAGCGATTTCCTGCTGTACGTCAGTCTGCGTAGGTGGTGCGGGAGCGACGGGTTCGGTGGCGACTGCAAAAGTTTTGGGCGATAATTTGCGAAGGAAGCCCGCGTCGGCAAGCGCGTTGAGTTGTTCGGATACGGCTTTCTGTTCGGCGCGCGAAGGGCGGCCAGGGTCGAGATCGCGGGCACCGAGAGCGGCGCGAGCAACGTCAGCAGGCGTGAAGGAGTTTAGATTGACGTTGGCAAGTTGCGCGTTTTCCGCAAGATTGCTAATGAAGTCAGAGGCTTGAGCTTGGCGGCTGGACGGGGCTACCGTCTCTGCGTCTGCTTCTTGTGGGGGCTTGGCAACGAATTCGTCAATGGCCCGCTGGCGCATGTCGGTTGAAGCTTGCTGCCAGTCAGCTACGCGCGCAGCATTGACGAAGGCCACGGTAGCTTCAGGTGTGGCGAGCGGGACAGGTGGTGTGAAGCGCGGGTTCTCGGCTAGGAAGGCTTCGACCTGATCGACAGAAGCTAACGGTTCCGGGCGCGTCGGCATAGTAAGTGGCTCGAAACGCGGCGCGGGTGCAGGTTCGGGCGTTGGTGCGGCTTCTGCTACGGGCGGCGTGGGGGCAACGCCAACGGCAGGCACTGACCCACGGGGCACGGGCGCAGGTTCGGGCGCGGCTTCTGGGGCGGGGGCAGCTTCGGGTGTGGGGCGCGCACCGAAAGCACCACGCGCGGCACCACCAAGAACGCCACCAGCGATTGCGCCCCCAAGGCCCGCTTCCAAGTATTCGCGGTTGGCTTCGGGGCCTGTGATGGGAAGTCCGGCTTGGTAGCGTTCGATTGCAGCCTGCGGCACTTCGGCAAGGGGTTCGGTTGCGGCGCCTACACCAGCACCTCGAAGTAGGCGCTGGCCTAGTGAACCTGCTGCTTCACCGACAGGGCGCCCCAAGAAACGACCTGCGCCCAAGGTGGCAATGTCAGCGGCGCTTTCAAGGGCGACTTGCGGGATGGCGGCAATAAAGGATTCGCCGGGGTTAGGGATTTGTGTGACTTCAGCGGGAGTTACGCCTAGCCGCTTGGCTTCTTCTTCGACTTTGCGTTGGATGTTGGCGCCTGCCGTAGGAAGGTAGCCCGCGCCGGAAGCGCCGAGGAAGCCGCCGAGTAGGGCACCGCGCGCACCAGCCCGCGCACCAAGACGCGCACCAGCTAGGGCGCCGCCGATTCCGGTAGCGGTTTGGGGAAGGGAGCCTGTGACGATTTCAGCAGCAGCGCGCCCGACGTCGCCGGGGCCTTGCGATTCTAGGATAGGTGTGCGAAGAGCTTGGGGCTGGGCAGCTTCAGCTTGCAGCGCCTGTTCAATGCGGCCCTCGCGCCCGAATTGCTGAAGGCTCGGCATGTTGAGCGACTGGCCCAGACCTTCGGCTGCTGAATATAGTTGGCCTTGGAATTCGTCAACGGCGCGGGAAGCGCCCTGTGTAATGGAACTACCCAAGCCTACTTGGGTGCGCCGCCAGCTTTCAAATTCTTGGGGGAACGCAGACCGAAAGTATTCGCGGGCGCGGGCTTGAACTTGCCGCTCGACGCCCGGAGGCCCTTCAATTTCTACGATAGTGCCGTTAGGTAACGGAACTTCATATAAGGGCATTAGCGCGGTGTGCCCGTTAGCGGAACTTGTACGCGCTGGCCGGGACCTTGCTGCGGCTGCGCTGGTTGCGGCGTTGGCAGTTGCCCACTTTGAATTTGTGCCGCCCCTTCCAAAAGTTGCTGGAGACGCGCGTCCCGGTAGCGTTCCCGATTTGCAAGACGTTCTTGACGCGCCGACTCAGGTTCTGGCATGCCGGGCGCCGGGTCGGGATATTGACGCCGGGCTGCTTCTTCTGCTTGGTTATACATCGTAGCATACTGAGCAGGAGATACGCGCGAACGATTGGCGGCCCCGGCGCCAGCCATTTCGGGGCGTTGGCGGTAGTAGAAAGCTTGGGCTTGGCGCAGCGCACTGATGTCTGGATTGCGGAGTTCTTCTTGTTTAAGGCGCATCTCTTCGTCGCGGCGTACGATTTCGGCTTCGAGTTCGGCGGCCTTGCGGGCTTCTTCGCGGCGCGCAGCCATAGCTTGATTTTGTGCGGCAAGGCCCGCGCTTAGGTTGTCAAGTAGGCTGCCACGGTTGGAAAGGATACCGCGCCCCATGGCTGCCAAGCGTTCATTCGCAGACATTTGCGGCGGTGCAATATCTTGTTGAAGACGTTGCCGCAGTTGTTCAAGCAAAGAGGGTTGCATTGTTTCGCCCATGGAATTAGTTCCTTAAGAAGGGGTACTGGAGATGCCGAGTTGCTGACCGAGCAAGCGAAGGTTATCAAGGAAAGCAGGGCCTTGCATGATGCCGCCAGCAAGAGCGGAGAGGAGGTCACGGCCCGGCGCGGTTTCGGTTTGCTGCTGGCCGATGCCGAGGGTAGCAGAAGGCAGGCCAAGAGTAGAACGCAGGGCCGAAATGCCGCGCAGCGGATAGTCACGCTCTTCTTCGAACTGCTGGCGCATCACGTCTAGCTCGGCCTGATCACGCGCTTGCTGGAGGCCGCCCGTAGCTAGGAGCGGATTGACCATGGAGCCGAGGGCGTTCTGAGTTTGCGTAAGGCCCGTGCCAAGTTGACCTTGGGCTGAAGCGTATAGAGCAGGAATCTTTTCCTGATCTTTGCGGAACTGATCGAGAGCTTGATTGTAGGCGGCGGCGCGTTCTTTGGCGGAGATGTCACCGATATTGCGCTGGGTGCCGCGCTCAAGTTCGCTTTCTGCAATGGCTTGACGGGAGCCGCCGAAGGAACCGCGCATGCCCGCTTGCTGGCCGAGACGGAGACGTTCCTTGGCGGCGCGTTCTTCAATGTCGCGGATCGCCGGGTCGAGGACCGCCTGCGTGTAGGGCGACATGTAACCAGAAAGGTCGGTTTCGGGCAGGGTGGTGGCGAGGCCCGTAGTAGCGGAGATGCCCTGCGTTGTAAGGCCGGGCGTCAGGGCGCTTAAGCCGCCTGCTTGATCGGCAAGACCGCGCGTAGCTTCGAAGGCCCGCTGCTGATCTGGGGTGAATTCGGCAACGCGCGGGACGGGATTGCCTTGGGCGTCGACGTAGGGCTGGAAGGGTTCGGCGGCAAAACCACGAGTGCGGGCAAGCAGTTCCTCGCGCGTGTCGACAACGGACTGGGGAGTGGTTGGGGTCGTAATGCGGGAGGTTTGCGACGGGCCTACACCAAGAAGGCCGCTAAGGGCACCTTCCGTGGTGGCGGGGGCGCCTCCCAAAATGGAACTAAAAAAGCCACTCATCTCATAGTCCTTTCAAGAATCTTGCCGACCTGAAGTGGGCCTGCCTGCCGGGTCGTGCCTGTCTTGTGTTGGCGTACCTGCTTGACTAGATCATACAGGCGCTTTGACCCGGCGTTGGTTGACCCGTCGCCCATCATGGACACTACGTCAGCGGGGATCACGAACTCACCGTCGGATAGGGCCGCCGCCCGTCTACCGTCGATTGTAGTTGGGATTAGATCGTCCAGTCCGCCGCCCGGTCCCTTGGCGATTTTGCCACCGCCCGGCAACGGAATGATGCCCCCGCGCGCGTAGCCTTCAATGTCAGGTAAGACTCCTTGGCTATTGTCATTATACATGGAATCGCCGGGTAAATCAACTAGGCCGCCCTCTTGAAAACCAAAGGCGCGGCTAATAGACCTAATGGGGTTGCTAATCGCTCTGCCAATCGCACCTATTGGATCGCCGCCAATCGCCCGCTTGCCTGTCCAGCTAATGGCTTTGTCTACACTCTTTGCAGCCCCGGCCACCGCGTCATTGATGGGGCTTTTGTAGCCAAGGGCGTCAGAAAGGAAGGAGTCAAGAACAATGGTAGCCGCAATAGCCTGACCAACACCCGGCATTGCAGCAAGAGTCGCAACGACATAAGCTTTGGCAGCTTCAGCAGCAGCGGTGCCTACGCTGTCGCCCTGTGCCAAAGAAACTAGGGCAGCACCGACTGGCCCCGCAAGGTCCCCCGCCACACCGCCATAAGCCTCGACGGCAGCATCGCCACCAACAGCTTGTAAGATTGCCTTGGCACCTTCTTTACTGATGTTTTGGGCAACCACATTAGCTAGGCCGCTATCAACAACCTTGGAAAGTACGCGGTTTACTGTGTCAGGGGATGGCGGATTGCTTGGATTAGTAAGTGCTTGCAGGGCATTAGAGCCTGATTGCAGGGCCTGCTCGCGCGCGTAGTCCGGGTTCTTAAGAATTTCGTCGACGTTGTAATTCTTAAGGGTATTGTCAAGAGATGTGTATCTTGCCTGAAGATCATTAATTACTTCTTGGGGAATTGGCGGCGAACTTTGACGTTTAAATTTATCAACCTTATGCATTCCTACTACGCGCGTCGCTTCGTCAAGTGCATTCTTGATTTCGTCGCGTTGCTTTATTGCGTTTGCAATATCAGATTGAAATTTGGTTGTTGCTTGATTTACAACGGGGGCCGTCTTAGTTTGAATATCAGCTATACGTCGGCGCTCAGCTTCTGCGGCAGCGGCTTGACGATCTGCTTCGGCTTGGGCTGCTGCACGACGTTCAGCTTCGGCTTGAGCGGCAGCTTGACGCTGTGCTTCTTCAGCCGCAAGTTGACGTTGGCGCTCTGCTTCACGCGCAGCTTCCGCCTGACGTGATTGCTCTTCAGCAATGCGACGTTGTTCTTCTTGACGTTTAGCTTCTTCGGCAGCTTGACGTTGTTCTTCCGCGATGCGTTGCTGCTCAGCAAGTTTGCGGGCCTGCTCTGCCTCTGCCTGTAGTCTAGCTTGTTCGGCAGCCACGCGGGCTTGTTCATCAGCTACACGCTTACGTTCAGCTTCTGCGGAAGCCTTAGCGTAAGCAGCGGCTCCTTCTGCGGCATTTTGGGCTGCCGGGCCATACTTAAAAAAATCGTCGAGGCCACCCCCAAGAGCCTCATCAGTTAGGGAGTCGTCAAAGTCGAAACGATCAGATTGATCTTGTGAACTGCTCGAGGAGCCATCGCCCTGAATTTGGTATTGGCTTTGGCTAAGCTGATTGACGTTGGTGTTGGTAGGCGTGAAGACATTGGAAATGTTAATATCTTGAGCCTCGGCTTCCAGTCTGTCGAGATAGTCTTGGTAGGCGCCCGACCAGTCCATGCCAAGCAGACCGCTTAGAAGCGAGGCGTCTAGGTTGCCGCTGTCATACTCAGGGAAGGGCTGCTGATAGACAATCTTGTTGGGATCGGGGCCGGGCGCGGCTCCCGCACCAGATGGCGTGTAGGCACTACCAGTGGGAGATACGCCTTGGAAGCTCCGGGTAAAGCGCAGATCAGTCAGGCCAGGAGTATATTGTGGGCGGTTCTGGCTACCCGGATAGAGTTGGGCAAGCTGGGCAGCCGACCCAATAAATTGACCTAAATCAAAAGTGGGCGAGCTTTCGGCGGGTAGTGCATCGAGGCCCCCCATGGTTCTAAAGGTATCGCCGCCCGGTTCGACGTTTAGATCGGGATTAAAAAAGTTCTCATCACCAATAGAGTCGATACCGCCCGGTTTCGTTTCAGGGGGTAAGTAGCGAATCATGCCGCCGCCGCTCTCCGGTCCCATGTTAACAGGCCCAGCGGGAGGCGCACCTCCGCTACCCGGTCCCATGTCAGAGTAGATGATGTCTCCGCCTGGAAGTATCATGGGCTGTTCGCGATAAGTAGGAGTTCCTGGCACACCCACAGAAATACCTCCCATGGTGGCGTATTCATCGCCTCCAGGCTTTATTTTTAGATCGGGATTGAAGAAGGTTTCTGACATTTAGGTGCCTCTCGATGACATTATACCATGGATTTCATTGAAAATAAACCCTACTTCACGTCAACGAAGTTGCTGGAATTAAGGGCTTGCAGCAGCTTGCCAACCACGTTGGTGAGGACAGTGACGGAGGGGCTGTTCATGTCAAGGGTGGTGGGCGCGCTGACAGTGCCCTGAATTATGAACTCGGGGCGGGTGCGGCGGCCCTGGTCAAAAAGGTCGCTTTGCTGTAGCACAGTTGTCAGTGCGTTCCAGGCAGCCTTGGAGGATTCGTCCCACTCATAGGGGGCCGCCGGAAGGGTGCGCGAGGAGATACGCCGGGTCATCGTAGGCCGTCCGGTTCGATAGCCATGCGGAATTTCCCCATACGCCACGGCATATTTGACGAAGTCGAGGATTGGATTTGAATGGCAAACTCCCGTCCGCGAAGGCGCGTCGATACTTTCTGGGTGGTGCCCGTCACGGCGAAGGGGCCTTTGGTTGTGACCGTGCCGCCCGGATATTTGCGCGCTTGCAACGAGATATTGAGGGTGCCGCTGTAGGGTGTGTTGTCGGAAATGTTGCTGAAGTCGGGCGCAAATTTGTTGGCGAACATGATGGTGTTGCCGTCGTTCGTATCGAAGTAGGCGCTTTCAAGAGTGGCCGCCAAGGCCGACGTGTCTGCCGTATAGCCGTATTCTTGATAGTAAAGGTCAGAAGGTACGGTGCCGAGGGCTAACGGATAGTTGAAAGTGCCGCCGTCTTCCCATACCGTGCGGGCCATGGTGCCAATAGACCAGTGCCGCTCGGAGGTGTTGTAAATTACGTAGCGGTCATTCTCGCCGTCGGGTGAATTTATGGACGGATAGAACCACATGATTTCGTCGAACGTGGAATTGACTGCTGCGTAGATTTTGTCTATGTTGTTTTGATCTAGGTTGTCATAGACGAAGCGCAGCACCGTGCAGGGAAGTGGCTGGACGCGACCATTGTATTGGTAGAACTGACCGTTGTTTGACATCCAATAGAGGGTGCCCCGGTATTCGATGGCCGCGTTGCGGGCAATCACGCCACATTGTTCGCCTGCCGCAACGAAACCGAAGACGTCATTGCCGCCAATGTAGGATTGGATGTAGAGGTCCGAGTCAGTCAGGATCGCGGTCTTATCGCTGACGCGGTTGACCGCAAGGATTTCGGAGCCACGGCTTGGCAGTGGGTAGTCGCCTGCGTTGTTGATGCCTGAAGGCGTCCAGTCTGTGAAGTCTTCTTGGCTGCACCACCGGATCAAAAGCGGATCGTAGCTGCCGCTAACGTCGTGGGTTCCGTAGAGTAGGACGTGACGGGCTTCCGAAGCCACGCGCACAATCTGGTTGACTGAGGGGGCCGCCGTAACGATGGTCATTGGTGATACGATGCCCGCGCTGGTATTCCAGTACATGAGCGGACCCTTGGATGGAACTACCAAAAGATCAGTACCCCACAAATCGGCGGACCATGTGCGGAGGGGCGAGTTTACGGTACCGCCGCTTCCATTCCAGCCAAAGTTACCGCCCCACACGCCCGTTCCCCAGCCCACTAATTGGGTGGTATTTTGGGTGCCAGCGTTGTAACAGAAGCCGATGGTGATGTTGCCGCCAGTAGCAATCGAAGTTGCCGCCGCTGTGGTGCCCGTGTCGATGGCGAAACTGTTGATGTCTATGACGCTTACATCAAACATGGCAGACACAGATGATATTGTGTTGACTTGGACGTTGCCACCAATGGTTGCAGCCGCCGAAACAATTTCAACTAGGGTGCCGTCGGTTAGGCCATGCGAAGATACGGATACGATTACGTTTGTCGAGCCTGCCGTCGTCGACAGAATATTGGAAGTGGCAAGAGTTGACACGCGCGGAGTAATGTTGTAGAAGGTAGAAAGCTCGCTGGAGAAGGCGCCTTGGTGTGTGGCAATAAACGCGGCTGCTTGTCCGAGGCGATTGCGTAACGTGTCTAGAAGGCGGGGAACTCCCACGATTTTGTCGTTCTGTGAAGGGTCGATAAGACGCTGCCAACCGCCCATGAGTTCGGGACGCCCGAAGCGGAAGCGAATTTTGTCAGCGTCAATCCAGTGGCCAGAGGCGTCCAGTTCGGTGTTTTCTTTAATGACACCGACTTTGAAATTTAGTTCCGAGAGGCGCTGGTCTTGGAGCGTTGCCGACATGGTTACTCGATGATACGAATGTTCAAGGCGTTGACGGCGCTGACTAGAGCAGACACGGCGTTAAGTTGTACTTGCAGGGAGGAGGTCTGAGCCGATACGCTACTGACCCGGACTTCCAAGGCAGACACCACGTTGTTGGCAGACGTCAAGGCGGCGGAGACTGCGTTCACTTGGACCTGAAGGGTAGAGACGTTGGCTGTCAAGCCGCCGATAAGACCGACGCAAGTAGCGGAAGTGCAAATGATAATTTCATTGCCGCTTGGTGGGAGGGTCGCGCCCGTTCCGGCGTTCTTGACGATGATGTCGAAAGAGCCAGTGGTTTGGCGAACGATTGCGTAGGTTTTGGGTGAGGAGGGCACGATGATATTGGCGTTACCAGTCAGGGTGCCTTGGACTAGGAGGATGCCTGCGCGGGCTTGGTCGGTTGCCGCGTTGGCAGTCGAAAGGGTCGTGTCGCCAGAAGAGACGCTGACAATAGCTGTGCCTGCGATTGCGGTGGCAATCAGGTCTAGGTTGTTGTTGGTCTTGGTGCCCCAGGTGGTGGCGTTTTCGCCAGTCGCCTGAAGCTCAAGCCTTAAGAGTGGATCGTATGTAGAGGGCATTACTTGCGCTCCTGAAGGATTCGTGTTACTTTATCGTCGATACTATTTAACACAATTGTTAGCTTATTTTCAAGATCGCTCACTACCTCGCGCGTTGCAAAGTCCTTGTTGACCTGAGCTACATGCTGATGGTGCTGGTCGTGTAGCTTTTCAATTCGCTGTTCCATGGTCTTCAATTCCTTGTGCAAATAGGCAGCGTACGCTAGAGCTAACGGCAACAGAACATCTGAAATGAATTTCCACATAGCAGAAAGTTCCATGGCTTTATTCCGGCGAACTCATGGACGGATTCCATTGAACGGGCGTCACGAGTATGTAATTGTTGTCTTCGGTCAGCAAGAACCCCATATCTTCTTTGGCGAGGTACGCATCTAGATTTTGTAGCGGGCGCCCATCAGGAACCTTCTTGGATTCTAGACGGGGCCGGGGCGGCTTGTTCTGCGGGTGGCGCTTAAGATCGTAGGCGCCGTCGAAGCAGGACGAACACACCACCAGTTTGGTGGACTCGCGGCGCATCTGCCGCCTGTAGTACTTTTGTCCGCACCTATCACAAAGCGACCATACATCCATACGCATGATCAGGAACCATAGTTGGTTTGGTCTGGCCGGGCGTCGGGAACTGGCTTAAGTTCGCGCCGGGGTTTAGCCGAGTAGTTCTGCGGGTGACTTTTCCTGTCGAAGCGTCCGTCGTAGCAAGCCATACAGACAACGAAGTTGGTGGTTTCTTTGCGAAGGTCCCGGCGTTTGTAGTCGAATCCGCATCGGTCACAGACCGACCACATATCTAGGACTGACATTAGGGCTGCCCTGCCAGCGTGTTTTCTGGTGAGCCTAGGTTGCGATTGGAAGAGTCGGAACGCCGGGCGCGGGTGTATTCGATGTTCAGGACCGCCAGTTCTTCGTCGGCCAGCCCCTTCCAGATTTGGACGGCGTTTGCGTTCTTGGTCCAGGCATTGGCGTACATCATCGCGGCTGCGAAGAAAGCCGAGTCCGCCCGCTCCGAGAAGTAATTGGTTGGGTTAGCGGAGCTAAGGATAGTAACCTGTGGAATGTATTCGATAAGGGCCGTGGTGTCGGCCGGGGGTGTCGGCGCTAAGAAGATGGTGGCGTTGTCCTTGGGCGCATAGTATTTGGTGGGCGCGCAAGAAGTATAGTCCGGCCAGTAGGCTGTGAGGAATTCGTTGTTCTGCTCAAGCAGATTAGTCCAGCCACCCGTCGCACACACTTGAATTGATTTCAGGACTAGCAGGTCGGCGGGCAGCGACAGGGTACGAGTGGAGGCGCTGACCGATACTTCGGTAAAGCGAAACGTATTGATGGGGTCAAGGCGGCGTTGGAGGTAGCTTTGGGCGCGCTCGACAATCGCGGGCAGGGCAGAGACGAACTCAGCCGAGTCCTCTTCCATGTTGGCTTGAATGTCGGCTATCAGTGTGCTGTAGGTGTAGCCCATTACCGCCTCCCGATCCTAACCAAGAAGGGGCCGCGCTCGCGGTCTTCACGCATTGCTTCTTTCAGTTGGGCTTCGTACTCGGCCTTCAAAAGGACAAGGCGGTTCTGGTCCACGCGGGTGCCGCGCCGCAAGCCGATCCAGTAGGCAAGGCCATAGGTGACGGCAGGAAGGAAGCGCCGGGGCACGTCAATGTTATCGAAGGCGCGGAGCGTGTCTTCAGCATTCTTTTGAATTGTCAGTACGATAGTGTAGGATTGGTCGGGTAGCGGCCACAGATTTAGGATGTTGGAAGTGCGGCGTCGATCCCACCAGTAACGAGTGGGGCGCCCGGTCTGGGACTTGGTGGGGATTTCCGCCCAGCGTTCGTAGCCGTCGCGGTCCATTAGAATGTCGGTGGTGCTGGTGCGGGTGCTGGCAGAAAGCACGTCGGAAATGCTAGGACCAAAAGTTACGGTGCCCTCGGAAGTTGTGACGGGCACGGTCGTGGTTTCGATTTTGTGGAGAAGGACGTTCTGGTTCTGGATGGCCGTCAACATGTAATCGAGGCCGCGCCGGGCGCTAATCAGTTCGTCAGCAAGAAGGGGACCGCCGCCAACCATGGCAGCAGCATCCTGAAGTATCTCGTCAAAGGTGGGGTCGAAGGAGGCTACGCCGCTGGTTGCCATTGGCGCGATTCCTCAGACGACTCCGTAAATAGTTACGAGCGGGC